CAGATGAATGGGGAGAGGGTAGTACCTCTACTCAAGTTGTTCTAGATCCTGGATCATGGTCGCTAGATAATTTTGGACAACAACTTATTGCAACAATTAAAGATGGTAAAACATTTGTTTGGGATGCAGGAGCTGCAAATCCTTTAGAAACTAGAGCAACAATAATGACAGGTGCACCAACTGCATCGAGATTAACCATAGTATCTGATCGAGATAGACACGTTGTTCATTTTGGAACAGAAACCACAATAGGTAATACAACAACACAAGACCCAATGTTTATTAGATTTAGTAATCAAGAAGATTACAATACTTACGAACCTACTTCAGTAAATACTGCAGGTACTTTTAGACTTGATACAGGTAATAAAATTGTAGCTGCGGTTTCTGGTAAAGACTATAATTTAATTTTAACAGACACTGCTGCATATGTTATGCAGTTCGTAGGGCCACCTTTTACTTTTTCTATAAGACAAGTTGGTTCTAACTGTGGATGTATTGGTCAACACGCAGTTGTATATGCAGATGGTCAAGTCTTTTGGATGGGAACTGGCGGAGGATTTTTTAAATACGATGGAACTGTAAAACTTTTACCTGCATTAATAGAAGATTTTGTTTTTACTACTACAGGAGATAATATTGGTGTTAACTATTCATCTAATGAAATTATCTATGCATCTCATAATTCACTGTTTAATGAAATAGTTTGGTTCTATCCTGCTGGTAAACCATTAAATGATCCTGCTACTCAGAATAATAGAAGTGTAGTTTATAATTATGTTGAAAATACTTGGTCAATAATGACATTAGCACGAAGCACTTATCATGATGCTTCTACATATGATCTTCCTTATGCAACAGAATACACAACAACAGGAACTCCTACATTTACCAATTTAAGTGGTGCTACAAATACATTTGGTGCAACTAAATATTTTGCACAAGAGACTGGTACAAACATTATAGATTTAGATGGTACTGAAACTCCGATTGCTGCGTTTATACAATCTGGAGATTTTGATTTACCCACAGAAGGCGATGGTCAATTTTTAATGAGAATAAGTAGATTTCTCCCTGATTTTAAAAATCTACAAGGAAATGCAGTAGTAACTATAGGCGTTAAGAATTTTCCAATTGATGCAAATGCGTCATCTCAACTAGGGCCTTTTACAATTAACTCTTCTACACAAAAGATTGATACAAGAGCTAGAGGTCGTTTAGCTAATTTAAAAATAGAAAACACTGCAAATGATGAGACATGGAGATTCGGTACTTTTAGAGCAGATGTTAACGTAGATGGTAGAAGATAATGGCTAAAATAAATGTATACGTTCCTGAACCACCAAAAGAATATACTGAAGAAGGATTTAGACAAATTAACCAAGCAATATCCACAGTGGAGAATCAATTAAATACATCTTATCAACAGGACTTGAAAAATGAACAAGATGCGTTTAATTATTTTATGTCATGACAATAAGATATAAAAGTGCAACATTTGATTTGACAGATACTAACAAGTCAACTATTTTGACTTGTCCTAGTGATGCTACTTGTTTAGTAAAAAATGTACAAGCTAGTCATGAATCTTCTGGTGCAGTAGATGTAGATTTATATTTACAAAAATCAGGTGGATCAGATGTAGAAATTAGTCATGCAGAATTAAATAAAAATTTTACTAATATGGTCAGTGATACATTAGCATTAGAAGCGTCAGATGTTCTAAAGATACAAGCTGGTACTGCTAATGAAATTACAGGTGTTATAAGTTATGCATTGATAGATAGGTCACAAGAGAATGGATAATGAAAACAATTAAATGCGATACCAAGGAAACTTGGAGAAACACTAAGACAGGTAGAATATACGAAACAGAAGATGAAGTTAATATGGATATAACTTCAAATCCAAAAGACATTGTAAAAGATGTGACTGTAACTATATCACCGGAGGGATTAGACGTTTTAAATAAAATCATGAATCAGAAATAGGAGAAAGTATGCAACAACCAAGAGGTGGAACTGAGTTACAATTCGAATATTTAAAAAAGTTTGTAGATAAAAATTTATTAGATAAGGTACAAATTACGACTTCTGTACCTAGAGAAGAATTATTAGATCCTAACAAAATAAATATTTTATGGCAAAAAAATTCTTACGATCAACCTAATTTAGCACCTTGGTTTAAAGATAAATCAAATCATTCAAAGTATGATTGGTATGTATTTAATTCACACTGGAACTATGAAAAATTCAGAATGGCGTTTGATATACCTGAAAGCAAATCTTTGGTTATTAAAAATGGTGTTGATAACATTAAAGCAAGAGATTTTAAAAAGAAAGATAAGATTAGATTAATCTTTCATCCGACACCTTGGAGAGGACTCAGTGTTATTCTTGCAGCGATGCAATTAGTAAAGAATCCTAATATAGAATTAGATGTATATTCATCATGTGATGTGTATGGACAGGCATTTAAAGAGGAAAATGATAAACATTATCAAGCGCTTTATGATCAAGCAAAACAATTACCTAATGTAAATTATATCGGTTACAAACCAAACGAATATATAAAAGAAAACTTACACAAATATGATATGTTTGCTTACCCTAATATTTGGGAAGAGACTTTTTGTATCTCTGCACTCGAAGCTATGGCTGCGGGACTCTATATGATTACAACAAACTATGGAGCATTGTTTGAAACATGCGCAGAGTTTTCTTCATACGTTCCATACAATAAAGATTATAGACAGCTTGCACAAAATTTTGCACATGCAATAGATGCAGCTGCTGCTGGCTTACATAATCCTGGTGTTGAACAACACCTTAAGTTTCAAATTGAATATGTACGTCAGTATTATAATTGGCATAAAATAGGTCAAGGATGGACAAACTTTTTAAAAGGAGCAATCAATGCAAAATAATGAACCTATATGGATAAACAAGCCGCAAGCAGCGAGTAACGGGAAGCCTATAATATTTTTAGCGACTCCAGTGCATAGTGAATGCTCTATTCATTACACACAAGCTTTGCTAACTTTACAACAAGAATGTTTTAAAAGAGGTGTTGTTATTTCATTTACATTATTAAAATCATTATTGGTAACACAAGGTCGAAACTTGTGCGTAGCTAATTTTTTTAATGAGCCACTAGAATATACACATTTATTTTTTGTAGACTCAGATATAGAATTTCACCCTAACACTTTATTTAGATTACTTGATGCAGATAAAGATATTATTGCAGCACCTTATCCTATGAAAACAATTGATTGGGATAAGATGAGTAAAAGATCAAAGCAACACAATATATCTGATATGATGACGCTTTCAAAACTCGGCTATACTTGGCCAGTTAAAATGGAACGTGGAGATCAGATTGTTGTAAAAGAAGGGGTAGCAGAGGTTTCTCATGTGCCAACGGGTTGTACTTTATACAAAAGAGAAGTGTTAGAGAAAATGATAAAAGCGCATCCTGATAGAAAAATACATCAACCAACTATTATAAATGGTAGAGAACATACAAAAGAAAACTATTACAATTTATTCGATACATACCATGACCCTCAAAACAAAAGGTATTATGGTGAGGATTTTGGCTTCTGTAAAAGGTGGGCTGAAATAGGTGGTAAGTGCCATATTCTAATAGGAGAAGAGATAGCTCACATTGGAGAGTACAGATATTCGGGTAAAATAAGTAATGATTTACAACTTGCAAAAGTTGACTTGTCCAATAAAAACAAGTAGATTACAGCATTCCAGGATTGAAAAGCCTGCCACATTGTATACAATAACCCAATATGACTATTGCAAGAGGACAAATGAACAGACAATTATATGCTGACGGCGGCGTCAAAACACTCATGGATTTGCTAGAACCTTCAACTAGAAGAATGGTTGAAAGAAAAAGAGATGAGAGAAAAATGTCTCGTGAAGACGAAGAGGTTATGGAAAGACTGCAAAGATTGTATAAGGAAAATCCTAATTATCAATACGACGAAAAAAATATGTATGAAGGCCCAAGAGATATGAGAATGGGTGGTGGCGTTATGTCATTAAGACAACCTTATTTTTTAGGTGGCGTAGCTGACTTTGTTGGAGATCTTGTTAGTGGAGCAGGTGATGTTTTAGGTGGCGTTGTAGACGCAGGAAAAAGTTTAGTTAAAAGTATTGATTTAGAAGATGCAGCAGCCGTTGCCGCTTTATATATGGGTGTTCCACCACAATTTGTT